CAACTGCTCACGTCCCAAAGTCTTGACCGCCACGTCGATCAGTTGGCTGACTTTGTAGCCATCTTCCTTTGCTTTCTTCAATATGTGATGCGTTTCATCGCTCACCGTTATGCTGTATTGGTTTCCCATGTATCGTTCCAATCGGTTCTTGGATATAATAATAATGTTATTTGTATATTCAAAAAATACGATTTAGTCACGATACCCTCATATCCTATGGCTAGTTAGCATCGGGTGGGTGTGCGGGGATAGTAAACTACCCGTGCTTTTGGTTAGGAAGATAGAGGTGCTGCATTAAGTAGCATGGCGCAGTCTGTTTGAGTTGGTCGGGGGAACCGGTCCGGCGCCTCGACGACAGAAACAACCCCCGGCCACCTACCAATGAAGTGATACAATGGCAACCAAAAAGACAAGCATGTTTACCCTTACCGAACGACTTACGATGAATGCAGCTGGCACTGAGACTTTTGCTACTATCGACCTGGGATCATATGTCGATGTTGGTGATCGTCAAGCCCTACAGATTCACAGCGTTGATTTTATCTTTCAAGGAACCACACCCGAAACTTCAATCTTTGCTGCCATGGGTGGCCCTGGTGTTGTTCGAGTGCAATTGACAGATTTGAACCGAGGAGGACTTGTGTTCAGCGATGACCGTGCTCTTGTTGCCTCTGGTGATCTGAATTACGACACCGGCTTCTTGACCAACTCCACCGACCTTTACCCCGACAATTACGGCAAAGGTTCCGATGATGGTCGATATGTTGTGAACGACCAACTTTACATCACCGGACGCATTTCATCCTTAGGCCCTAACCAAGAAGGAAACGTCACCGTTCGTGTCAATGCTTCCATCGTTTCCTTGACTGCCAAGGACTTCATGGCAATTGCGATCCAGTCGACAGCTGCAGACAACTGAGGGTGATTCCCTTGGTTAAGATTGAAGGCACGCTCGAAGAAATCCGAGCCATCTTTGTCGAAGAGGCAAAGACCGAAGCAAAGCGCCAGGCAAAGAAAGCTGGACGTGCTGTTGTGAAGAAGACGGTCGCCAAAGCAAAGCGCGCACCATCAGCTTACAACAAGCACATGAAGAAAGAACTTGCACGTCTAAAGAAGAAACATCCCAAGACGTCGCACAACGTTCTGTTCAAGAAGGCCGCCAAGTCCTGGAAGGGATCTAAGAAAAAGAAAGGTGGTAAGAAGTGAAAACGCTTGTCAAATACCACAACGCACTTTTCATAGATCGCACAAATCCAGGCGACTTCGATTTGAATACGAGTCCTGGCTACAGTCAAGGATGGAGAAAAGTCGATGTTACCACCTTTGTCTCCGAACGCGTTCTAGACCTCGCAGGTATTGCTCTAGAGGATGAGACAGTATTTTTTGACGGCATTACTGTTCAAGAGGGCGGTATTGGAAACGCCATTACAGGACAAGCAGGTGATTCATTTGTGGTCCTTGACATTGTATCTTCGATCCCTCTTGACATCGATAACGACTTTGGAAAGATTCTCCTTCATGGTGCCGGATTCCCTGCAGGCGGAAAGTCAAACTTTGACCATATCCAATACTCTAGGACAAACCGTTTTACGCTGGATCTAGACACTGCAGCTGCTTTTGCATTCAAGGCTTCCTCTGAACAAAGTGGTTCACTTTATCCAACTGCCAGTGATCGACTTTACATTTACCGATTGGTTAGTGTCTTCGACTTCTCCGCTGCATTGACTTCCATGGGAGTCGCCTCGGGTCGGGTGGTGTTCGCAGTGAACACGAAAGAAGAACCGACGTATCAATATCTCATGCGGCTCAAGCGTTCTTACGATCTACAACAAGAGCCGGATGTGGATTGATGAATTCTATCTTTGAAGAGGAATTGCTAGCGCCATCACGAGCGCGTATGATGATGCCTTCTTCACTGGAGCCTGCCGAGGTTTCTTTCTCTATCTCAACGGATCTCACATATCGGCAGGCTCCAACCTCGTCGACACGGAAGCGAACGGTTCCTGAAGCAATGAATCGTGCAAGAAACAATTGGCTATTCCGTGCATCTAAAGGGTTGAGGGTAACCCCATTTGCGCCATACGCAGCGATATTCCAAGGATCGGTTTATGGATTGATTCTATTGGACCCAGGAAACAGACTAGAAGGTGGATTAATTGACTGACGAAGAAATACCAATTGAAGAATCGAAAAAGAACACACGAACGCAGCGTTTTGCTGAATGGTTGATGACGCGTGAAGAACGTCGTGAAGAAAAAGAATCCAACCTTGAAGGGTTGATCCGTTTGAATGTCTTAGTCTCCTTTCTCACTCTCGGTTTGGTCGGTGGCTTCGAAGCTGTTCAACTTGGTATCACATTGATTCCTTACCTCTGAATGACTCCAGGATGAACTTGGTTTCCGGTTTCCGACAATAAAACCGGGTTTTATGTTCTCCAGGAGTTTGCACATCCGTCGCAAATCCATACGTCGACACGCCGTCTTCGATGTGGAGCTCTAGCAAAGCCAAGTATTGGTTGAATCAATAAGTCGGCCCTATCGACGGTGCCGGTAAATCCGCAGCATGCGCAATTAACGTTCACGCGCTAGCCTGATGCACTGGGCACATTGCTTTGTCCCTTGTGTCCTGGCGTTGGCAGAGAGTTTCCTACCGCACTTGCAATAGTAGCCTTCGACAAACCAAGTCATGCATTATCCCTCTGCCATGCTTCCCGCCATAGGTATTCTTGGCAGACTTCACAATTATCTTGATCTTCGTGTGTTTCGCACTCACAGCAAATCATGGTATCGCCTCAAATGTATTTCCTCAAGTCCAGTTGTTCACCGTCGCACATAAGAAAACCTTGCAGCCTCGAAGCGCACTGGTCCCAATGCGGGTGAGCAATCCAGTCTCCGTAGGATCCAGCGCACTGATCTAACTCCGCTCCTGTGTATCTGCCAGCCTCGTTCATGTCCTCAGTGTAGCCGCGTCGGTCTGCTGCCCACCATACCTTTTGTTCGAGCGTAGAACGCTTGGTGCATTGCACAAAATAAACGCGCTGACACATCACTCATCGCCTCCATCGTAATGCTTCCAGACCATTCTAAGGCGTAGCAACTGCTCACGTCCCAAAGTCTTGACCGCCACGTCGATCAGTTGGCTGACTTTGTAGCCATCTTCCTTTGCTTTCTTCAATATGTGATGCGTTTCATCGCTCACCGTTATGCTGTAT